TTGACGAGAATAGCCAAGTTGGATATTGGATTCAATCTGATACATCACCACTATGCGGAGCCAAGCCAGAAATGTTAACTGAGGGGGTATAGTCATGGCTGAGAATACAAATACATCTAGGAGAATCAGAATGAATCGGAGATGTTACAATTGTCGTAAGAATAAGTCAAAGCACCAAATAAGTAGAAAGAAAATCGTTTGTGGAATAGATTATGCAACTAGACATAGGGATATGGTTTGTGATGCTCATAAACGAACAGGTGATGCAGATGTAATAAAATATGAAAAATCATTAATGAATATGTATAGTGAGGAGGATGAAAGGGCATGAGAGGTAAAGGAATATTCTGTGAAGGTTGTGAGGATTTATCAATGACTGAACAGGAACAGAGTGAAGATAAAGAACCGCACAGGTGTAAAGAGTATGGGGTAAGAGTCTACCATCATGGTTCACACCCAAATATAATGAAGTGTAAAGAATGTTGGATAGCTACCAGAGCTGAATTCATACAGGAGGTGGCAGATGATGAGCAAAGACAATCAGGTGACAGCATACCTAAGTGATGATGCGTTTGAATTTGTTCAGGCTGTCATGACTACAGCTGGAGGGGTTTCCAGATCTACAGCAATTAAGTTAATAATTAACAATCAGGCTAACGGGACAGACTTGCCAGCAATCCGTACAGCTAGAGAAAAAGTACAAGAATAGCCTTAGACCTCAGAGTTGTTGACTCTGGGGTTTTTATTGTGAGATAAGGTTGACTAAAGAGGGATATGGTGGTTTTTCATGGAAATACTTAGTGTAGGAGGTGAACATGATGGCAAAACGTGAAGTACAGAATGAGAGGTTGCGACATATTGAGGCATTTGAATATTATTACTCATTGGGGGAGAAAAGGAGTTTAAAGAAAGTAGCTGAACGGTTTGGCGTCGGGTTACGCCAAGCAGAAACCTGGTCTAGTAGTTTTGATTGGCAAGATAGAATTAAGGAACGAGACCGAAAAGTTGGGGAACTGCTGGCAGAACAGAACATTCAAGCGATTGCTAAGGCGAAGACGGAGTACCGAGAAGTCATAGAAGAGCTAGTAAATAGGTTTAAAGCCAAGCTAATCAGCAATAAAGACGCTAATCTGGTTAATTCAGTGAGTAGCCTGGAAAAATTGGTTAAATTGGACATGTTACTCATGGGTGAAGCAGATAGCAGAAACGAGGAAGTGTTAACTAAGAAGTTAGAGGACTGGTTGTAATGCACAGCACAAATGATATTATTGCTAGACGTAAAGGGATATGGGATAAACATCAGGACATTACTACAGACAGAGAATTCAGACAATCAATAGCACATGCCATAACGCGAGATGATGAACAGGGGGAGAAGTTTAGGCAAGAGATCCAAGAGAGACCCTGGAAACTTATTGAGATGATATTCATTGTCGTTAATAAAGATAAGGAAACCGTACCGTTGTTCTTGAATAAGGTGCAGCAACAGTTCCGTGATAAGTTATACCAGGCTATTGGGGAGTATGATCAAGGAAAACGTAACCATTTGAAGTTCCTCATACTTAAAGGCCGACAACAGGGGTTTACGACGTATATCACAGCAGAACAGTTGGCTAGGGCTATTATTACCCGTAACTTTGCTGGTTATACCATGGCCCATGAGAATGAAGCCACATCTGGTATCTTCCAGAAGCATGCCAAGTTTCCTTATGACCAAATACCAGAAATTATGAAACCTCATGAGAAGTTTAATAACAAACGGGAATTCCTGTTTGATAATATCAACTCTGCATGGGGTATATCTACAGCTGGAGGTAAGGACAGTGGGCGAAGTAAAACATTATTCTTCTTCCATGGTAGTGAGTCTGCATTCTGGGATAACTTCGAGGATATCATGGCAGGGCTAGGTGAAGCATTGGCTGATGGGGCTATCGAGATATTAGAGTCCACAGCTAACGGGTATAACCATTACAAAGGATTGTGGGATGATGCTATTTCTGACGAGAATAACTATGAACCTTTATTCTTCGAGTGGTGGCAGACACCAGAGTACAGATTGAAGTTTGAGAACGATGATATCGAATCACAGTTTAAAGACTGGGTTGATAACTGGGAGAACAGCGATGACCCAGAATTCTTTGAGAAATTACATTGGTTGAAGGATAGTCAAGGGCTTGATTGGCAGCAGTTATATTGGTACTATAATAAGAAGCAAGATAAGAAGGATAAGTTGCCGCAGGAGTATCCATGTACAGCTGAGGAAGCGTTTCTACAGTCAGGCAGGCCGTACTTTGATACAGCTAAGATTGAGAGGTTGTTGGTTCAGTTACCAGATAGAGAAATCTTCGAATATAGACGTGGTGGCATGATTGAGATATATGAAGAGGTTGAACCTAACGAAGACTATGTGGCAGGTTGTGATGTAGCAGAAGGCATAGAGGGCGCTGACAAATCATCTGCAGCATTTTATAGAGTTTCAGATTGGGAGCAAGTAGCTAGGGTTCATGGTACCATCCAACCTAATGCATATGGTAAGGTGTTAGCTGAGGTAGGGGAATACTATAATTGGGCGTATTTGGCCGTAGAGAACCTTAATCATGGATGGGCCGTACTTACTACACTCAAGGATCAATGTGGTTACCCTAACTTGTATTACACTACTAATATCAAGAACCGTGATGATGATAAGACCAAGAAGATGGGGTGGACTCCAACTGAAGCATCTAAGTATTTGATGCTGGATGAGTTGCGTGATGCTATCGACAATGAGGAGTTGGGTGTTGTAGATAAGGAATTCCTCAGACAGTTGAGAGAGGTCGTTTATGACGAGAAAGGTAAAGTATCTATCAATGGTAAGGACTTAGTAGTAGCTCATGCCATAGCATGGCAGATGAGGAAGTATTGGCACAATGGTATGGTTGTTGAAGACGAAATCGGTTGGGACACATGGTAAAGGAGTGATGATAATTGGGCTTACCTACATTGATATTAGACTTTGATGGAGTTATCCATAGTTACACGTCAGGTTGGCAAGGGATAGATATAACACCAGATCCACCAGTTGAGGGTGTTAAGTCTGCTATTAACGAGCTGAAGAAACATTTCAAAGCGTGGTACGAATAATTAGGAGGTGGTCGCATGAGTAAAGAAAAAGATCTGATGGATTTTATTAATAGGGGCTGGATGTTTTACGAACATGATGGTTATAACGCCAAGTATATCACCGAGAAAGATTTATTCGATGAGGTCAAGATGGTGTTTAACCCAATACCAAAGATAGTTAATATAATGGCAGCATTGACCATGCAGAAAAAGGTGTCTCCTAAGGTAACGGATGAGGGAGATGAGCAGGGTCAAGCTAAATTGGTTAAGTTAGAGCAGTATTGGGAGGATAACGATTTCCAGACGTTTAAATACGCACTGATTAGGGCCTTGATGTTGTGCAAGGAAGTTTACGTTGAAGTCCAAGAACAGAATAATGGTGAGGAAGTATTATTTACCTTACATGACACAAGAAAAGTAGAAATTAAGAAAGATGGCAGTAAGATCATATATGCGAAGATAGATGGCGTAGTGGAAGAGTTTGATCATGCTAGCGGGGAGTTTCAGGAAGTTAATGTAATCAAGGAGTACTATGATATCCCAAGTAAGCGCGAGATTATTGAAACTAAGGGTGGGGTAGAGCAAGAACCGATCCCTTTGTTGTATGACAGAATCCCGATTGTGGAGTTCACTACTGACTATGACCTGAAACCGCTGTATGACAAGATAGATAAGTATAATGAGCTTGATGCATTCTTGAATAACATATTCTTCATCCATGGCGACCCAATCATATGGGATACACTGTCAGGCAAGAGGATGAAGGAGAGCACTAAAGAGAAGATGAAAGAAAGCCGTGGTAAAGCACTGAAGTTGCTGCACTTAGGGCAGGAAGGCAAGATGGGATATCTAGAAATGCAGGGTAATATAGCCAAGCTGATGACAGAGGAAAAGAAGGAAGTCAAGGATATAATCGCCAATGAATATCCAGAATACATTCTGTCAAATGTGTTATCTCAAGGTAACCCATCAGGGGAGACTCTGAAGGTTATTGCTATCGAGATTATATCCAAGATCAACAGCTTGAGAGGGGACTTAGACGAAGGTATCCAGAGCCTAGACAATCTGGCGCTGGAGATGCAAGGTGATACCGAGATCAAGCACAATGTGGACTTTGGATCGATACTACCAGGCAATATGAAAGAGACTATGGAAATTGTTACCAAGTTAGTTGCAGCTGGGCTTATGACTAAGGGGACAGGTGTTAAGAAATTCCCTGAACTTATTCCAGATGCAGAGGAGGAAATCAAGGAGTTAGAGGAAGAACAGAAGAAGGAAGTACAACGGTTTATGTCAGAAATGAGTGAGCATGATGCTGATACACAAGATAGAGAATAGGTTAGTTGAAGAGAGATATGTAGCCAAGTATGTTAGCATGTTAGACGATTTACAGGTGGGCTTGACCAAGGAAATTGAAGCAATGGCGAGCAAAGCCACGGATAATGATGGTAATTGGTCTCCATCTGAGTTAGCTAAGTATAATAGGAAGAAAAAGCTAAAGAAACAGATTGGGCAACAGGTTAGCCGTTATGTAGATAAGTCTACCAAGGAATTGCGTAATGATATGGCACAGATCTATAAAAACGAAGCATTATTCACAGCTGATTACCTTACTGGCATAGATGAATTAGGGCTGGACACAGACTTTGTTAAGTTGCCAACCCAGGCTGTTAAGACAGCTGTCATTGATAGTGTGGAGATCAAGGGTAAGACCATGGTGGATTACTTGTCTCGATTCGGTATGGAAACTGCATTCCGTGTTGAGCAGGAGGTATTCAATTCCATTGCCTTAGGCGAGAACCCGAGAAAAACGGCCCAGAGACTTGAGAAGGCAGGCCACACACTCAAGGGTAGGGCTGAGATGACCACTAGATCATGGACATTGGCTTTTCAGAACCGTGCATCACTTGATGTGTATGAAGAGGGTGGTATCCAGGAAGTGCGGTATGTTGCCACTATGGATATGAGAGTATGTTCTACATGTGAAGCAGATCACATGGATCAATTCAAGTTGGGAGAGGAAATCGCACTACCCAGACATCCAAATTGTCGCTGTACTTATGCCCCAATCGTGGAAACCGCGAAGGTAGATGATAAGAAAATCCAGAATAAATCTAAAGAGGTGGAAAATAAACGACGTCAACGATTTAAATCGCAGAATTCTATAGAGGAAGACGAATTCGACAAAACACGTAAACAGTACAGGGATATGGTAGATACTGAAGATTATTATGAAGAATATGATGTGGCTGGCGAATTAACTGAACGTATGGCAAATTCCAAAGCGTGGAAGGATTATGCCTGGGATAATCACCAGGAGAGGTTGGTGGATAGACATGTAGCTAGAGGGGAATTGTCCGATAATTATGATTCCATCGAACAATATATTACGGAGAATGAGATAAGTGGTTGGGATGATTTCGTCAAGAATTATGCCAATAAGAATATGGAACGTATAGAAGAAGAATATTATACCATTGTCACTGACAAGACTTATGGCTATATACGTAGATGGGCTACAACATCAGGGGACAGTGACACTGGAGCTGTAGCTATGCAATTGGCAGCACGTGAGGAATTCGATCTTAAAGACGCAGGGGATTTCTTTGATGAAGCTACCAAGCGACAGGCCGAGGATTTACTCAAAAGAGAAAAGGGGGTTATGCGTGAGGTATTAAGGACTCAATACAACTACACTCAAGAATTGCTTAAGGAAAAGGGTGTGGAAGATATGGTTCTGTCTAGGGGGTTGGCATTCCACAAGGACTATGTACCTGAAGCATTGGATATGGTTGATTGGGATGATATCACTACTGCAACAATTGAAGCTGCAACCAACCCGCTCAATTCATTTTCCACTAGCGTTCATACCGCTAAGAATTTTGCGACAGGGAAGAGTCGTTCAATTGTGGTAACTGCTAAAGTGCCCAGAGATAGAATCTTGAGTGTCTTCCGCACAGGGTTCGGTACTGACTATGAGGATGAGGTAGTTGTATTAGGGGGACTAGATGAGTCATGGGCCGTGTTTGGAAAGAAAACAGATATGTCCCCTAAAGGGTTCCAGGATTTAGAAGAATTAATAGCTAAGACAAGTAAGGAAGGTGGATAATATGATTAGGTTGAACTTAGATGAGGATTTGCACAATGCTGACTGGACTAAAACAGAATGGGATTTACCACCATATAAATCAGACGAATTCTATAAAATGTTAGCTAAGAGCTCAATGTCCCTGGAGGGTTTTAGAAAGTTGCCAGTATATAAGCATGCTGCACATAAAGGTCTTATTAAAGATGATGAATGGGTTGGTGAAGATGGCTAATAATAGGTCTTTCCTCAAAGCATGGTACAATCTGGACATAGACAGTGAAAGACGCGATAATTTGATAAAAAAGATTAATAAAAACAAGGGAATTGGTGAGGAAGAGAGGAATTACTTGATAGAGCTAGTTAATCAGGCTTATGACGAGGTAAATTCCAGCGATTGAACAATATGACAGCTGAGGTGATCAGATGGATGAGTTCATGAAGATGGAAACCCAACCAAACAGAATGCTATGACAGGCTGTGAGGTAATACGAACAGGAGGGTTATATATGTTGGCAAAAGAAAATGTGAAATTTGATCTAGAGGAAATGGACTTGCAGATGTTCGCAGATGGTGACGACGATGATGGAGGAGACGATGAAGGTGGTAGTGATGAGGAATTATCGCCAGAAGAAATCGAAGAAAAGTATCAGTCCCAAATTAATTCGATCGAGCAGAAGCACCAGAGTGAATTAGACAAATATCGTAATGAGGTCGGTCATCTTAGGAAAGAGATGGAGAAAATAAAGCAAAAAGGAATGTCCGAGGAAGATAAGCTGGAACAACAGCAGAAGAAACTAGAGGAAAGAGAGAAAGAATTGCAGGTCAAAGAGTTAGAAACTACCAGGGCTGCAAAAGTTGCTGAAGTAGGGCTAGACGAACGATTGGTGACATATCTTGATGTTGATCATGAGATGTCAGAGAGCGAAGTCGAAAAAGCTGTTGATGAATTGGACACAACTGTCAAGGCTGTTATCAAGGACGAGATTCAGAAATTGAAAGAATCTGGGTCAATCGTATCTACCCAATCAGGAGGAAGTGAAAGTACTCCAAGCTATGTACAGGCAGCACTGGACGAAGTGTCTAATGAGCAAGAAGTCGACGGGTATAACCCGTGGGAATAAAACAAATAATAAGGAGGTAATATAAGTGGACATTAAAGAAACTACATTCGATGGACAAGCACCAGGTTTAGATTCTAGTATGTTAAGGACT